CATCAAGGTGTTTGAGAAACGTACGTGGGACGCCGCTCTGTGGTGTCCCAAGGCCAAGGTCAGTTTCAATTCAAAATTACTTGTGATCCAAAACCTTGAAGAGTACGCAAAGATGCATGGTCTTACATCGTATGGGTCTACGTCCCTGAAGATGGACGGGGCTACTCTGGACGTTGTGATAGGACACTCGACAAGTGGGGGGTTCCAACAGTGTTCGTGGGTCAATGGAATTGCAACAACAAAAGGTGGGTCTCACGTGGACAAGGTGACAAAGGCACTCGTGGATGAAATCACCAAGGACAAGAGGTGTGCGACCCTCAAGCCTGCCCAAGTCAAGGCGTCCCTCTTTGTTTTCGTCAAGGCGACAATTGTGAATCCGACGTTCAGTAGTCAGACCAAGACGGAGTGTACTTCAAAGATTTCCGATACACCCAATTTTCCACCAAAATTCATCAAAGACGTCTTCGCCTCCGGTGTCTTGGACGACCTGGTTTCCAAGGGATTGGCGGTGGTTGACAAGGAACTCAAAAAGACAGATGGGTCCAAAAAGTCGAGAATCACGGGCGTTCCCAAGTTGGACGATGCCAACTGGGCCGGTACGCACAGGAGTCACGAGTGTACGCTGATCATTACTGAGGGCGACTCGGCAAAGGCTCTTGCTATTGCTGGTCTGAGCGTTGTAGGCCGAAACGCGTTTGGCGTGTTCCCACTCCGGGGCAAGCCTCGCAATGTTCGGGACGCTTCGATAAAACAGGTGACTGATAATGAGGAATTTAGTAACTTGAAAAAGATCCTCGGACTCCAACATGGCAAAGTCTACGGGTCACTCCGTGACCTGCGGTACGGTCGACTTATGATTATGACGGACGCTGATCTCGATGGAAGCCACATCAAGGGTCTGGTTCTCAACATGTTCCACGTGTATTGGCCAAAACTGATTGAGCTTGGCTTTGTGGTGTCTATGGTGACGCCCGTGATCAAGGCGGGGAAGACCTGGTATTTTACGGAGGAGGCGTTCCGGGACGCACAGGCTCAGCGGTCTGGCGGTCTCCCCGGGCCCGTGAAGTACTACAAGGGTCTGGGAACATCAACAAGCACCGAGGCTAAGGAATATTTCAAGCAAATTGATAAGCTTACGGTGGCGTTCGGGGCGGACAAGGATATGAATGAGTCTATGATGCTTGCTTTCGCCAAGGCGTTGAGTGATGACCGGAAGGAGTGGCTTGCGAAACACATGGCGACCCCGCCTCCTTGCGTGCCGTACGGTCAGGTGGCCAAGCTGTCCGTATCTGATTTCGTTCACCGCGATCTCGCCAACTTTAGCGCCGAGGACATCAAGAGGAGCATCCCACACGTCGCGGACGGTCTCAAGCCGAGTCAGAGGAAGGTCATCTACGCGTGTCTCAAGAAGGGACTGACACAGGATATGAAAGTTGCCCAACTTGCAGGGTACGTGGCGGAACAGACGGCGTATCACCACGGTGAGGCGAGCCTCCAGGGAACCATCGTCAATTTGGCCCAGAACTTTGTAGGTGCAAACAACCTCAACTTGCTCGAGCCCTCGGGGCAGTTTGGCACGCGTCTCGCCGGTGGGAAGGATGCAGCCAGCCCCAGGTACATTTTCACGCGACTCAGTCCCTTGGCCAAGCGCCTGTTCCACCCTACAGACGGCCCAGTACTCGACTACGTTATGGATGACGGCCAAAAGGTCGAGCCCGAGTTTTACGCCCCCATCATTCCCATGATTCTCGTGAATGGGTCGGAGGGTATCGGGACCGGATTCAGTTGTTATGTCCCCCCTTACGATATCCAAATCATCAAACACAACATCGAGTGTATCCTCAATCAAGTCCCGACCGTTCCTATGGTTCCACACTTCAAGGGGTTCAAGGGCAAAGTGACCAAGACGAAGGACCATACGTGGGTTCTTGAGGGCATTGTGGAGAAGGAAGGGACCCAGCTCCACGTCACAGAACTTCCGCCGGGCAAGTGGATCCAGGACTTCAAGGAACACTTGGACGAACTGGTCGAAAAGGGGACGATCCAAAAGTACGAGAACCACTCGACAGAGACCCAACCGGACTTTCGGATCTGGGGGGGCGACCCCAAAGATCTCGGCCTGACCAAGACGATCCACACAAGCAACATGCACCTCATTGGCCCCAATGGCGCCGTGAAAAAGTACAATAGCCCCGAGGAGATTCTGGTCGACTACTTGGATATTCGGCTCCAGGTGTACAAGAAACGCAAGGCGTACCTTCTCAAGGAATTTGATCTTGAAATTGAGTGGCTGAGTGAAAAGGCCCGGTTCATCACGAGCGTTCTCGAGGGTCGGCTCAAGGTCATGAACGTGCCCCTGGCCCAAGTCCAGAAACAGTTGGCCTCGGCTCAATTTAAGGATGAAATTTGGGAAAAGCTTCTGGACATTAAGACGTTCCAGTACGTGGCGGAAGAGGTTCAAAAGCTCCGGGATATGGTTGCGCGACGCAAGACGGAACGAGACACACTCAAGGGCACGAGTGTGGTTCAATTATGGAAGAATAATCTGAGCGAACTGTAGAAGGAATGCAGAATGTACTTTCACTTGAACGTCGAGTTCAAGCATATATATCTAAACTTTTCAATACAGAGATTGGCGGGTCCTCCTCTCGTGATCTGTCGCAAAGTTTTACAGCAGCAACGACATCCTCCGTACCCACCGCGAATGAAGTTGCCGCAACGCTCGTTCCAGTTGACGTGAGTGGATTCTACAAGGCGACTGGTCCCCAAGAGGTGACGTTTTATTCGACGACGGATACTCCTACTGTTCCAGTATCTACAGGATGGTCGGGCGTCGGTTTCAATGGAATTCTAGGTCAAATTCAGGTGACGGGTGTTTCTTTGGCCGCAGGGCCGGGATACAGGTGGTCATTTACACTCCAGTCTGATACGGACCAGAACATAGAAGGCGTGCAAACCGCCACGGGAGCTATTCTTTATCCACCCGGACAGCTTTTGTACAAATCAACGAGGATCCAGACTCCCATATATGGATACTACATCATAGAACTCGGTGTGACGTCATTTTTCTTTTCAGTTCCTCCCCCACCCCAATTGAGAGCCGGGTGGATCGTCGACGGTCTTCCTACATTTTCAGTCCCACTCCGCGTGACGTCCTACTCGCAGAATCTTTCGTACGTGAATCCCCTCGTTCCCGCACAGACCCTCGCGACGCTCGAACCGCTCGATGGGAGTGTTCCAAAGGACATCCCCGTTCCCGTGTACATTAACGGTCTCCCCGCCGTGGTCCAGGAACCTCTGTTTACACAAAACTTCGTTCCCGGGAGATTTACGAACTTTGTTCAACCGTCTCTTGATATTCCAAACGTTTCTGTTCAACTCAACTCGAACGTTCATGTTGGAAACTATGCAGAGCAGCGTGACCTCAACACGGACGTTGCTTGGTCGCAAGAGGATCGCGATCGTTTGTTTCCGGTGAGCGAGTACAAGGAGGTTCGAAATAAAGGGTTTAGTTCAGGGTCTTTACTTGCACTTCAGGCGGTGGGTCCGCAAGAAAAGTACCTCGCATCCGACGATGTCACGCGGTCTGCATGGAACCCCGATTTCAAACGGTACTCGAACTTTGTCATGTACCACAAGGTCTATCCGTTCCCACCCCCCATTCCGTCGTACCAGGGTCAGGTGGTCCAGCTCGAGCTTCGCCCGACAGAGTTGGGTCATCTCTTGTCAAACATGTACCTCTCTGTGACTTTACCGGCTCTTCCGGGAAGCAACAGCTATACGCCAAACGTTGGGCGCGCTTTACTCAAACAAGTCGATTTGCTCGTGAACGAAACGATTGTTGAGACTCTGTACGATGACTGGTACGTTATTCGTGATCAACTGTTTCTGGACGCGGATGAGAACCTTGGGCTCCAACAGGCTATAAACGTCGCGAACCCCCAAGTTCAAACGACACTCACGATTCCACTCGAGTTTTTCTTCTGTCGCCGCCACTCGCACAACAATAAAGGACGTGACCGACTTCGTAAACCGTACTTTCCCGTGTGCGCCATGTGGAACCAGCGCCTCTACGTGCGTTTCACGTTCCAGCCCAACACGTGGTGGTGTAACGTCCCCGGAACGGATATTTATCCACCGGGTACAACCTTGTGGCCAAGTCTCGTCACAGAGGAGATTTTACTTGAAAATCCAGAAAAACTGTACTACCAACACACGCCACTCAAGTACATCGTGAACCGCGTCCAAAAGGAATCGACCCTTTCATTTTCAAGTACAAATACAACACTTCAGCTCACGGCGAGTTACCCCGTCCAGGTCCTTGCATGGTTCTTTCGAAACAAAAACTATGAAAAGACGAGCGATGGCCGCTACTACGCGTCTCGCTACAGTTACGGATACACGACACAATACATTCAGTCGGGGGTCGTGCTCAACTTTCCGTCGGGCCAATCAAACTTTGTTGACGTCATCAACACGGCGAAGATTACCCTCAATAATACGGACATTCTGAGTACGTTCCAGGGGTCACTGTACTATTCTTTCAAGCAGCCCATGGAACATTATCTCTCAATTCCTTCGAAAAATATTTATACGTATTCGTTTGGCCTCACACCCAAGGAGTATAACCAGGGCGGGTACCTGAACTTTTCAAAACTCAATTCCCAGACGACCTATTTACAACTCAATTTCGTTCCGTCATATACGAACCAGATTACGACGGGATACAATCTGTACCTGTTTTATTATGGATACACGCTTCTTCAGTTTCAGGGAGGGTTCGCGTCCCTTCCATTTTTGTAAGAGATTCTACAATTCCGTTCGAGATGGCCCACCTCAAAAAGTTGAGCTGGGCACAGGTGGTCGTGAGACCCTGGAACTCGATACGCGCGGTCCGACAAAACGGGTCAAAGAGCTTTTTACTGTACCCGTCCAGACTCGACTTGTAGGCGACGTGTACCGTGAAAAGTTTGCCAGTGGGCGTCGTCAGAGACACGTGGTTGTGCTTGGCATAATTCGTCACGAACCATTCGAGCTTCCGGAGGGA